TTGGCATGATGAATCCGATGGGCATGGGTATGTTTGGTGGGTTTCCGATGCGCCCACCGATGTTTGGTGGTTATGGCGGTTATGGCGGTGGCTATGGTGGTTATGGTGGAGGTTATAATATGATGCGTCCACCGATGGGTTTTGGCCTTGGTGGTGCAAATCCATACGGCATGAATCCATACAGCAACTTTGGCAGACCGAATCCATATCCGCAGCCATCATATAACAGGCCAAATCCTTACAGCAGCGGAATGAATTTTAATCAGCCAAATTTTGGTGGAGGGGTGTTACAGCAGCAGCAGGGTGGTTACGGGGGTTATCAGCAGCCGAGTGGTTATGGTAATTACGGTGGCATGCAGAATCCTTACCAGCCTCAGCAGATGGGTAACACGAACAATTTTGCGGGTTATGGTCAGCAGCAGGCTATGTTTTAATCTACAATAGTTAGATTACAGGTTTCGCACTTGCGCTTTGATTCATCTATTTTTTTCAGTGGCGTGTAGCATTTAATGCAGCGATTTTCATTGAGCTTTTTTTGAAACTCACCTTCTTCTTGAAGTTCAATCATTTTCATCGCGGGGCAACTTGTATCTGGATTTGATTTGGCTCACTGAGTTAATTGATAGTCCTATGATGTCACCAGCATCTTTTAGTGACAATCCTTTTTTTAGCAATCTATTTAATATCTGTGCTTGCTTGGTCATTTTAATTGGACCTTCGCCTTTGTTACTGGAAGGTTTTTCTTTTTTTACAATGGCTCCAGTAAATCTTGGATTTTTTTTATCTTCCTCTATTTGAGCAAGCCAAGCGCGTTTATATAAATCTTCATATTCCTGCATTTTAGTTAGCAATTTTTCTCTCCAACATTTCAAACAAAGCCTGTAATTCCTCTACATTTTGCTTTGTGGTATAATCAGAACGCGCCGTAGCATCGTGTTTCATCCAATGCATACGGCGCTTGATTCTTTCAATTATTTTAACGGTTTCTATGTCCACCGAGCAGTTCCCTTTAAAACAATTGCAGGACCGACAATACCTGTGCCACATAGCTTTGTGGCTTTTTCGTTGAATGGCAGGCCATGAAGTAAGCCCTCTTCGTTTACGAGGATTTGCCAGTCTCTGTGTTCAGGTGAATGGACAAGTTCAACAAGCCCACCTACCAGTTCTTGCGCTTCCGTTAGTGTAGGAGCGCGGTCTTCAAAAACATGAATCATATGGATCTCCTTTTTCCTAGATTGGGATTTATACCAAGTATTCCCATACATTGCAAGTAAAAAGTTAACCGGGAATGCCCGGCAGTTAACCTTTTAACCCGAACATTTTATCGGGTTATACATTATCGCGCCCGGTAACGGGTTCGTATGTTCCATTTGATAGTGGTCCGTTTGGAACGCCGAGATACTTTAATGGTCCGCTTGGTGTTAATCTGTATTTCTCAACAAGCCCCTGCTGCATAGCTTTTGTGATTGTCATTTTGATTGTTGTTGGTTTTACGGATTGAATGGCTATGACGCATGGTTCATTTGGTTCCAACCCATTTGCGGTATTCCAAACGCCGTCATGCGTTCCTTCAATTGTTACTGCCAAGCCTTGTTCTTCACGCATGCGAATGTATTGCACAACGTGATCCAAGCGTTCTCTGACGGCTTCGGACATTGCGAGTGATTGAATGTCCACACTGCGATCTTCAAGTAAACCTGTATCTTGGTTGCGAATAAAGTGCCTGATTTCACGATTGGCTGGGCCGTTGGATTTAACGACTGCGCCATCAAAGACTGCGTTTCTTGTGTATGGTACGTTTAAATCCCTGCACCTTTGCTTTCCTGTGCCTTCGTCTACCTGCCATACGGCGAATGCAGAGCGCACACCGTCAACGATAGCGGATGTCCCTCTGATTTTATTACGCGCTTCCTCTGGCGTTGAGATTGGTTCTTTGGCGTCAACCTTTGCCATGTGATGGTTGACCATTACAGTTGCGCCTGTTTCTGTAGCCATCTGCGCCAGAAGCCCCATAAACGCTGCTCCTGCTGCGGGATCAGCGTTGACATCCGCGTGAACGAAAGATGCGAGAGGGTCAATGACAATGAGCTTGAGGTTTTCCATTTCCAGCATTTGATCATAAATGCGTGAGAACTCTTCGCCCATGAGGTAGGTATTATCGAACTTCTGCATGATTGGAAACACGCCACCGAGGTTTGGCAACGGCAAGACACGTAGCTTGTGATCATAGGTTTCACGATAGCGCATGGGATCTAACCGAGAGATGCGACGATGCATTTCGTCTTTATCATCCTCTGCCGTGATAATGATTGCGTCTCCATGCTCTGCGACCAGACCACCGAATGCGTTTTGCATAGATGCGCCAGAGGCAACCTTCATTGCCAAGTCAAGCGTCATCATGCCTTTACCACTGTCACCTGCTGCGGCGAACACCACTGGCACACCGAGAGGTATTGTGTTTCCGATAAGAAACTTTTGTTCGGGTGCGGCACCAATGAAATACTTGTCTACAATCAGACTATCGTCCAAAAGAGATATTGGTTTTTTTACTTTACTTTCATGGTCTTTGAGAAACTTCTTAATGTTGAAGTCTTCTTCGATAGCGTCCGCAGCGTCCCACTTTTCTGGCTTTGTGGATGGGATTTGCAACATCACTGTGGACTTTGCACCTGCGTTTTTTGCTTGTGCTTCTACGATCTTTGCGAGCTTTTTTCCCGCTTCATCGTTGTCGGGCCACAGGATTAAATCTTTGTTCCGCAATGGCGTGAAGTCAAACTTGCTTGCTGTATTTTCAGAAAGCATGCCTGCACCACCAATGGTGCATGTCGCTGTGTAGCCTAGCTCATTGAGGGCGTCCGCGCATTTTTCTCCTTCAACCCAAATTACCTTGTCGGCACTTACAATGTCGGGTATGTTATATAAGGGTCTAGGATCGGGTATGCCTTGGCCTCCGCTCATGAACTGGCGAAATTGTTTTTTTGGCTTCCCTTTCCCATCTCGAACAATTTCGCCAGTTTCATCTCTTTCAAAGTATTTCCGAACTGTGACGAGCACCTGCCCATTCTCGTCAGTGTAGTCGTACTCTTCTTCAAAAGGTGTGTTGGGTCCAATCTGAGCCTTTACAATCTTTTGTTCGGGTTTTTGAAAACCATTTGTTGCTGTGGTGTTTGTTACCTGAAAATTTTCAGGCTTGTTTAGCTTCACAACATTCTCTGGTGGGAGTGTGATGTTTTTCGAGAGGTGGTGCGAAAAGTATTCCGCAACCTCTTGGATGGACCAACCGCGTCCTTCTTTTAGGATTTTGGTAATGCCGCCCACACCATCACCTGACTCAAAATCTTTGCCTTTTAAAAACCAAGGACTTTTTGTGTCGATGTTAATTCTAAGCGACTGACCTTTTTCTCCGCTCAGTGAACCAAGCAGGAAATCATTTCCGCGCCTGATGCCGTTTGGGAAGGTTTCAATTAAAGCGCGAAGCTGAACATCTCTTGGAACTTCTTCTGAAATTCTTTGCGCTACTTCCCTTGCATTCTTGCCAAACTGTAAAATATTCATTATCTTGTTCCTACCTGAACCCTTTATACTAAATGTGGGGTGCGCTTTTGATCGGGTTGCACCTCACATTTATTCCTCCCAACAAGTCTCCCGATACTCGCAAAACTTACAGAGGAAAAAATCTTTCGTCTGAGCGATGCGAGGTAGAATGTCACCTGCTTTTGCAGCGGTCAAGATATTTACTGCCCTATCACTAGCCTCCTGCGCAAGTGGTGCATTGTAGGGTACTAGCTCATAATAGATTTCAGACGTGTTTTTATTGACCACTGTGAAGAGCGCAGGGTTCTCCGTTAAGTCCATATACGTCTGATACAGCGCGATTTGCGTTGCGTAAGTTGGATTTGCTTTAGCTACGCCCATGCGAACAAATGCTTGAAACTTTTTATCGTTAGCGGATTTGTTTTCCCAGAGCGCGGGATAGCCCATAGCCACGGGTCCATCACAAACAACGCCGTCTATGTGTCCACGTATTTCACCATCAGCTATTGCAAATCCAAATTGTTCGCCTTGTTTATCTTCTGTGCGAAGATCAAACCCTGCGTCCTTAATCCACTTGGCTGCATAATCTTCGATGCTATGACCGAACTGAAAAATGCGCAGCGTTCTTGCGCTGAACTCCTTATCGGGATCTATCGGATAATTGAGATAGCGATATTGTATTTTACGCTGACACTCATCACCAATACTAGATGCGCCAATATACTTACGGCGTTCACGTTTCTGCTCGCCTGTGACAATCGCATTATCAACGGCTGCTTTAATGTGATCTACGATTGGATCAGCATTAGAAGGGGATTGAAGTAGAGGGCCAAGTGCCTGTTGACTTAAAGTAGGTTTCTTCGAGTTTTCCAATTTCAATCTCCGCTGCTAGACGTTCTGCTTCCTGTAATCCAAAGATTAGTGTGTGAACCTGTTCTTCTGTTAAGTCAGAAAAGCGGGTGTCCCACCCAAACTTTCCTAGTATGTGCGCCAATTCTTCGATTGGCTTTGGTGCTGATGGTACTGTCAATGCGCCGTCTCCTCCTGTAATCCGAACAATTCTATGACTTCATCTACTTCGTCCGGGTCCGCATCTTTGTTTCTAAATCCAATGTTTAGAACCTCATGCCCTCTTACCATGACAGAGGCTGCCCCAAATATTACTTCTTTGTCGGCTTCTTCCAGATGGTCTTGAATAACTTCATTTGCTCTGTCTTGTATTTGGGAAAAATCATCTGAATCGTTAACCCAACAAATCATCTTGATTTCAGACGTTTCGACAGAACCATTATTCTTCTCTGCAAGCATGAGGTACATTTCAAATCTTGGCATCAGGTTTCTCCACAATGCATTTGGCTAAGTCACTAATAAGATTAGTCGCTGCCCTTGTGCTTAACTCTACATGACCGACCTCTTCTCCGTCTACCCACATGTAAACAACTGGGCCAGTCTTGCCCTCTCGCACTGTGATTAATTTAATGTGCAAAGATTTTATCCTCTGCTGCATAGAAAGCTTTTTCCAAAGCGTCTTTGTTCCAAAAGAAATTCAAAGCGCATCCTGCTTTGTATTTCGTCCATGAGAAGTCCATTGGACTGATTTGGACACCTTGGTCCAACAGAAGGCTTCTTTGCTTATCAGTGGCTCTGTTATTGAGCCAACGCTTGCTTTTGTTGGCTGCATCACTGTCCTCAATTTCGCGCAAGAAATCGTCTGCTGCTGACATGGCGTGAACTTTCTCGCCAATCGCTACTGTGCGAACGCGACCCTTGTTTTGCTTTACCATTGCAATCCACATGTTTTCTTGAAGGTGGCCTACAAATGCAAATCCTTGGAAGCCCATAGCCATCAATGCATTGCCCTCTTGGAATGGGCTGATCCACATGAATGGAGATAGCTGCATTAAATCGTATTCGGTCATAACGAATTTTTCGAGTGCGGCTTTTTCTTCTGATACAAACTCATGACCGCAGATAGGGCATTCTGATACTCGCGCATGAACTTCAGCCTCACACTCTGGGCAGATTTTTGTTGGCGCTTCGCCCTCTTCTGTTTTTTCCCTGCCATCCAAGTTGGCGACATCATCAATGCTGCCATGCGTGATTACAGACGTTCCAAAGTCCATAACGATGCAATCAGTCTTGATTGTGTATGGATATAACTCTGGATCAACGATGCGTAGCCCACGACCAATCATCTGAACCATAGTGCCTTTCTGAGAGCAGGGACGGGTCAGGACAACACATGACACGGGTGGAGCGTCAAATCCCTCTGTAAGCACCGCTACGTTGACCACAACCTGCAAATCACCATGCTCAAGATCATGCAACACCCCCTGACGGTAGGTTTTGTCTGTCTCGCCCGTGATATATTCTGCGTTTACCTCTGCGTCTTGAAATGCGCGACAAAGGTTTTGAGCGTGTTTGATTGTTGAGCAGAAGACAACAGTTTTGCGATCACCTGCCTTGTCCTGCCATTCCCGAACAATTCTATCGTTAATGACTTGGTGGTCCATAATCGCGGCGACCTCTTCCATGTCATATTCTTTTCCGCGCTTTGTGACTTTATCCAGTTGATCATTTAATCCTAGATCAACGACAAATGTTTTGGGGCGCACCAGAAAGCCCTCTTGAATCAGAGAGCCGATTTCAATCTGATGTGCGCAGTTGTTGAACACATCACGCAATCCCTTGCCATCACCACGGTTGGGCGTGGCTGTAAAGCCCACAATCTCTGCTTTATCATTGTCTTCAAGCACGGCATCAACCACACGACGATATGTGGGAGCCGCAGCGTGGTGGCCTTCATCAATGACTACCATGTCGAACTTGGGGCGGTTTCTAAGGTTACGCTCGCGTGAAATGGTCTGAACCATTGAGAATACTGCATCCCCGTCCCAATGCTTGACCGTTCCATTGACGATGCTTGTGGTAATGTAGGGGTTCACCTTTTTGAACTTGGATTGGTTTTGCTCAACAAGTTCGTCGCGGTGTTGGACGATAAGAATCTTTTTGCCTTCTTTGTGGCGCTTGCCTACGAGCGCGGAAAGCATGATGGTTTTGCCTGCACCTGTGGGCGCAACGACGAGAGTGTTACCGTGTTTGTCGAGTGCCTTGATAGCATCGTTCACGGCTACCTCTTGGTAGGGACGTAATAACATAAAACACCTGTTCGCTAGAATTGGTGGGGGGTATGCGGCCCTCTGCCCCCCGGTCAGAGGTCTAGCAGGCGCGGAATGGCCTTGCCGCTAGATTATCTGTTAGCCCAAGATGGGATTGCTCCTGACGCTTGTGGTGGCGCTGTGGGTGCCACTTGTTGCATCGACTGTGCAGCCGCTGGGGTCTGCATTACTGGAGCCTGACCACTTGGGATAAATTCCCGCGAATTAGGTGTCAAGGCGGCAACCAAGCGATTGCTATCGCTGTAGCCGTTTGTTCCCTTCTTAATACCAATCTTAGCACAGATTTCCATAGCATTTAAGTCAAAAACACCAGAAATGTTTCTGTTTTGCTGTGCCTGTGGCGACATGTCCGCAGGATCAATGTTACGTGCACTTTCGACAATTGACTTCAGTGTGCGCAAACCAATCTCTTTGGCCTGTGGGATGCCGCTTTGTCCCATTTTATCACCATCGACAAAGATGCGATCCCAGAACTTACGGCGATCATATTCACCACCAATGATAGTGAACTCAAGCTCCATCCATTTTGCCGCAGATGACATGGACTTTTTGAACCACGGACCAGAGCCAAACTCTGGAACTTCTGTGTCGCCTTGCTTTACAACAATCACGGCGCGGCACACTGTGCCATTCGGGATTAACGTAAACTCACGGTTTTGTGAATTATCGTCGGCGGGTACGTTATTTAAATTTAGCATTATGCTACCTCTTCGCTAGAGTTTTGAGTTGCAGGATCAACGAACGTCAGATCCTTTGGGTCTTCTGGAGAACCACTAGACATCTTTTCCATAAGTTTGCCAAGATGCGGCTCTTCCAAAGTTTCGAGGCGACCAGAGCGATCTTTTGCAGGGTAACCCCATTCATTCAATGGCTGACAGACGAACGCACGATACTGACCGTGATCCCCTGACAGGATTGCCATTGTAATTACTTCGTCAACAATCCCGGGCAATTCACGACCAGTTTTGCTGCCTTCG